TCACTCTTTCCACGACAATTCCACGACACCCGTGAGAAGTTCATCCATGCGCCCAGCGGCACTATCCAAATCAGCATCGAATAGATCAGCGTAAGTATCCAATGTCATCGCCGCCGAAGCATGCCCCAACATCTTCTGCACAATCTTCACATTCGCTCCCGTGGACACCATGAGCCCTGCCGCGACATGGCGTAAACCATGAGGAGTGAGACTAGGGAAATCATTGTCCTTCGCTTGGCATCGCTTCACCGCATGAGCAAAGACCGACGTGTGGCCTAATGGTCTGAGTGGACCACCGTTTCCCGCTGTCCATAAAAGATCATCCTTACCTTTGCCACGGGTCCGCTTCTCCAACAAGCCAGCCACCCACTTCGTAATCGCAACCGTTCGACGTTCACCAGTCTTAGGTTCACCCCACACAGGTCCATCCTTGGTGATGCGCACTGTACGCTCTACCCTGACTCGCCTGCGTAAGAAATCCACGTCACCCACTTTCAGCGCTGTGGCCTCACCGTAGCGAAGCCCAGCAGTGCCCAAGAGCGCCACCAGGTCGCCTTTATCGCCACATTCGGTGACAAGCATGGAAAGTTGATCAGCAGTCAGATATGCCTTCACAGGCGCACCCTTGGCAGGAAGCTTCACACCCCTGGCTGGATTGGATGCAATCATCCGGTCATCCACAGCAAGGTCAAGAATCTGTGCGAGAACCATGTGGCAGTTCCGCACCGTCGTTGGTGATGCAGGTTCTTCGGTGGGTTCAGGGTTGGTACCGGATGTGAACTTCTTAATCCCGCCGAGCCACACTTGAACCTCAGACTTACGAATTGATTTGATCTGCCTGTGTCCCCACTCTGGTTCTACGTGCATCCGCCAAGTTGACTCATTGATGCTCTTGGTCGCTGGTTTGAGATGCGCCCATGACTTCTTCCATGTGGCAGCGAGGTCACCTACGGTTACTTTGCCGAGCGCTGGGTCTATCCATGAACCATCGCGCGTGGCTGTGGCGTTGGAATCTGCCCAGGCTTGTGCTTCGTCTTTCGTTTTGAAGCCTTGCTTGGTGCGATTCTTGCCATCTGGCGAGCGGTATTGAACGCGCCAGGCATACCCATTTTTCGCGCGTGCCGCCTTGTACTTTTTGATGGAAGCCATGATAGAATGGCCTATACCTTTCAGGTTGGATGAAGGCCCTCACTGCACTTTCACGGGACAGTGAGGGCCTTTCTTATGCTCGAAGTGCGAACTTCTTATCAAGATATGCCTGATATTCCTGCTTGGACATATTCTTCTTGATCTGCTGATCACGGGTAATGCCCCGGGTGCGACGGCGTACCGCATCTTCGAGCTTGTCGAATGGTTTTAATGCCACGGCTGCATGGTGCACACCGTCCTTCTGCCATGCCATAGTCCTAACCTGTACATTGATCGGCTTATCGGCAATGTCGTTATGCTCTTCAACTGCTTTGAAGAAAGAGCCTAGGCCAAAAATATCCCCTGTCAGTTCACCGAGTTCACCGAAGTCATTCTCAACAATGATTCGTTCTTCGTAGTTGTCGTGGCGGATGGTGCCTTCGCCGACCACTACACGGAATCCTGGTTCATTCTCCGATTCATTCTGAGGGACGTTCAAGAGCTCAGTGTTGAAAGTGTAAAGGCTTGTGAGGTCGAATTTTTGGTGAAAGCTCTTAACCCATTCTTGGTAGCTCATGTTTACTGTTTTTCCTTTCCATATTGAGCCAGGTTTTAAGGATGTGGACTGTTACTTCCAGTTCGATTGCTGTTGCGCCGAGGTGGTTATTGTTCCAGACCATTGCACTTTGTACATCGTCGTGGTCGAGCAAAAGGTTAGCGGCGAACTCGTCTGCTTTTCGTTCTTGCCTTGCGTGAAAGTGCCCGTTTATGGCTGGTTCGTCTTGGTAGTAGGCGTGGCCCAACTCGTGCGCTAGCGTGCTTTTATACTGCTGGATGCTCATGTTGCGCCTGGTCGAGATTGTGCGAGTGGCGTGAATATATTTCCCCTTTACCCCGCCAGTGTGTCTCGTGAGATTCACTCCGATGACTCTGGCGTAGGCGTGGAGGTTAGGACATGTGATCAGGGTCAGACCAATCTCCCCCTTCCTCTTGCGCCCGCAACGCATCCTCGTCTGGGGATTCGTCTGCGACGTGCGGTACATCCTCTGGATCATTGGGAACCGCTTTTAAGTCGGAGTTTGGGATGGTTTTGGATCGACGGGCTTCAAGTTCATCAACTGGTGTTGTTAAATTGTCGGTTTCCAATCCATGCTTCATGCGGCGTAAAACCTCGTCGGCTAGGGCTTCTTCACTGACTGCTTGCAGTGCCGCAATTGGGTCAGTTGCTGTAGCCCATTTAGCTTCCAGGTAACCAGTGTCGATCAATGCGGTTACTGGATTGTGCCCGTAACCTTCTGCGATCTTGATGATGTTTTCAGCGGTGATGTGTTCCCGCTTCGCCTGATCGTGGATGGTGCGGAAGCTGATCCCGGTGACCTTATCGATCTCCCTTGGCGATGCTTCACCGGAGGCTTTCTGGAGCCATTCGCTGTGTCTCATAATTGAAACGCTACATCATCCTACGCAAGTGTGCAATATATGTTCACTATTTAACCTGCGGAAATGAAATGTCTACGCAAAAGAGTTGCGCCCAGTGTTCAATGTGTGCATAATAGGTTCATGCCGAACAAAGTATGTTCGGGCAGGGCAGAAAACACACGGAGGTATCAAATGCAATTCCGCCTAAAGGAGGGAGTGCTTGATAAAGCTAAGCAATTAACTGGCTGCACGTCTGACGAGCAACTAGGGCAGCGTCACCTCAATAAATCGGGCTCGACATTACGAAACTGGCGCAGTGGAAAAACAGCGCCAGACATTGCATCGCTAATGATGCTGCGCCGACTTTCGGGCATCTCCATTGAAGAGATGATGTACGAGACCTACGAAAAGGTGGCCTAGGCATGAGTAATGCAGTTCGTTATCAGGTGATGCCCCCGTTGGCTTCGGATGAATATCAAGAGCTTTACGAGGATATTAAAGCGAACGGGGTTCTCGAACCAATCCATGTCGATGAGGATGGTGTGGTCATTGATGGGCATCACCGCTCAAAGATCGCTAGCGAGTTGGGCATCCCATGCCCCATGATTACGCATGATGATTTGGACGAAGGCGAAAAGGTAAACCTTGCTTTCGTGCTCAATCTCAAGCGCAGGCACCTTAGCCGCGAGCAGCGTCAAGAACTTGTTGTTGAGTACGCAAAGCGCCGTCCATTGGCTTCCGATTCGGAGATTGCCAAGGCCACTGGGGCTAGCGACAAGACGGTGAAGCAGATCAAAGCAGACTCGGGGCTTCCATCTCGCAAAGAAGTAATAGCGGATGAAATCGCTAAGTTCCCTGAATCTACTTCCAGTCGTGAGATCGCGCGGGAACTCGGGGTAAGTCAGACCACGGTATCCGATATGCGCTCTGTCCAAAATTCGGAAATTCCGAATTTTGGACAGACGGAAGATTTCAATACAGAACCGTCTACCCCTCGCGCTACGGCGCTGCCACAAGCAGACCTGGACGAACCCAACCAACCAGAACCAGCGGAACCGGTAGAGCCAGAGAAGCCCGTGGAATCGGATAAACCTCGCGCGGAACCAATCACAAAGCAGTTCACATCGGCAATCGTTGACCTTAACCGCGTCATGGCGAAATTCGACCGCATCCAAAACGACCCCAACTTTCCCCGAAATAAAGAAAAGGTCGCAGCGTTGCACCGCCACGACCTCAACCGCTCAATCAGCGAACTACAAGCACTCGCTGACCAACTCAACTAAGGAGAATCCTTAAATGTTCATCTCTAAGACTATCAAATCCGACCTCGTAACGGTAACCCCGGAAATGGCGCGGAAATTACTCGAACAAAACACCCGCAACCGCAACGTTTCCAAAGCAAACTATTCCAAAGTGCTCGAAGCAATGTCCGCAGGGGAGTGGGAACTCAACGGCGAAGCAATCAAAATCGCTCGCGACGGCACTCTGCTCGACGGGCAGCACCGCTGCCTAGTCAGTGCAGAAAACAACATCCCCTTCCAAACGCTAGTTGTCTACGGCCTGCCAGTCGAGACCCAGGACACCATGGACACCGGAAAGTCACGTGGCCCCTCAGACGTACTGGCAATCAATTGGTACAAGCAAACTGCAGACCTGGCATCCATCACTACCGGGATTATCCGAGCCGAACGATGGGGATTACGCGCGGCAACGTACCAGGGCGCAACGGCTTACTCGGTTACAGCTAAGCAAGTCCTTGCACGCGTGGAAGAGGAGCCTTCATTAGTTGACCTAGTTGGGAAATCGAGGGCTCTGCGAAAAGCTGGCCTGACCGCGAAAATCGCAGGAATTTTGTACTACGAATTTTCAAAAATTGATCAACTGGACGCAGATGCATTTTTCGAAAAACTTGAATCCGGCGAGGGGCTACAGCGAAATGACCCAATCCTGACCCTTCGAGAGTCATTGATCCGGTTGAAAACTTCGGTTAAGGGAACTGCGGGAAGTGGATATATCGCAGCACTAGTCATCAAGGCTTGGAATAAATACCGGGCTGGGGAAAGTGTATCGCTTCTTAGGTACACACCTGGTGGAGCTAACCCAGAGAAGTTCCCGGAGCCAATCTAACTCATTATAGCCCGATGGTGTAGCGGCGGTTCGATTCCGCTGCCGGGCACTGGCACCAAGTGTGCCTATTTATTCCGTCAGTGTGACGGAATTGCGTTGTGTGAAAACTCGATAGTGGACTGATACATCCGGCGTGGGAGCAATGCATTTGTTTGCATCTATTGGCCGGAACTAATTTAATACTTGGTCCCGCCTTGGTTGGGCGCAGCTCCATTGGGATGGTTTTCCTGACAGTTAGCCAAATTTGCGCGTGTGGTTCGATTCCGCACCGGGGCACGAGGTATCTGATTACTTACCCCTACCGAATATCAATGTTCGATGGTTCCTGACAAAACCCAGGGGACGTTGGAACCTCACCCTGTTGCGGGGGTGGGAGGGAAAGGATGCCTAGGTGTGGGTGCCGCATACTTACCTGCATCCGTGGTGACAAACAATGCAGGGCGTTGGAACCAGGGGCCGTGAGGATTCCCTGAGGCAAGGGCACCCTCACTCATTAAACGTAATTTGACCCCCATCTTCTGGGACTCAGTAAAGAAATAGAAGGTGGGGGCTTTTGCGCATACCTAAAAACGCATATCAGCCAGCATATCAAAGGAGGCGAATATGCATGACGATCTGACCGACCTGGCCGAAGCGGTGGGCGTGCTCGAACCAGAGCAGCGCGAGCATCCGCTGGCCATCATCTCTAAAGCATTCGTATTCGTGGTGGCCTCGTGGATTCTGCTTTGTGCAGTGTTCCTGATGGCCCCGATGACACCAGGAAGTTACCCGTACGCATGACACCACCTGTAGATCCGTGGCTGTCCCCTGAGCAGGCAGCACAAGAAGTTCAAGTCAACAAGGAAACAATCTACCGCGCATGCCGCGGCAAGTCGCTACGGGCATCAAAGGTGGGCAGGTTCTGGAAGATTAAGCGCTCCCACCTGGATGCCTGGCTAGAAACTGGCGCAGCAGCATGACAGCGAAAGTTGATGAACCTCGCACCTACGTTACTGGGGTGATCGACTTCGGGGATGGCATCTACTACCGAATCAACCGTTCGCCAGCACTGGTAACGCGCCACCCATCGGGGAAGTACACCCTGCTGGTGGACGAGAAAAACATTTATCCGATAGGAGGAAAGAAATGAAAGCATGGCTTACCACGAAGGAAGTCTGCCAAGAACTATGCATTAAACCTAATACGTTTACGCAGTACATGAAACGTGGCCTATTCGATGGGATCGATTACGCAATCAATTCCCGGGGGCACCGGTCCTATCTGTGGCGTTCCATCGACCTGGGCGAGATCGCGCGCCGACTACGCGAAAACATTCGAGTCAACCGTGACGAGATCGTGGCCGACTTCCTCACCTTCCAACCAATGGACACCGACGCTTGGGCCATCGACCGTGTAGCGGACGGTAACCGCATCACAAGAGAAACGGTTGTAAACGCATTGCGTGACCGTGGCATCCCTTATGACATCCCCACAAGGGAGGAGGTGCTTAATGGCACCGCAGCATAACGGCATGACTTCATTCCAGCGCGAGAACGCCCGCGACTCACTAGCCCTCATGATCCGTACATGGATCGACAAATACGGCGAGAACTACGGCGAACTTACCGACCCGCTTATGGGAGTCCTCGACACCATCGACCAAGAAAGGCAGGCAGACTATGCCGCAAATCAACCCTAGAAACTACCGCCCGCGCCGGGCACTCAACCCAACCGCAGTCAAGGCCATCATGACCGCAGTAACCATCATGGGAGGACTCACCACCGCCTTGCTCGTTGGAATGGCCTACTCGGCGGTGATCATGTGAAAGCGCGCATCCACAAGATCAACTGGGACAGCGAAGGCTGGAACTCCCACTACACAAATCCCGACGCTCTCCGTCCTGCACGACGAATCATTGAAATGGAAGTCCTAGCCGACGTAGCCGAGCTGCAAGGAATCGACCCTACAAAGCCCATCACCATCACCCAGGAGGTCGAAGAAGATGAATCCTAAGATTTCCGCATCCTCTCTACGTATCGGCGATAAGTACGAGTCCCCGCAGCGTAAGAGAGTCTTGACCGTTCGTGAAATCCAACCCTACGGCGAGAAGATTCAAATTGCCCATGAGGAAATCCGTGGCACGACAAAGCTCTACCCATATGACGAGGTGACACTTCATGACTAATCGTGTGCTCGATAAATCAGAGCTCGCGGCACCTGGTTCGCCTGAGTGGGCGCGCATCGTGACCGCCTCGAAGATACCAACCATCCTGGGTGTGAATCCGTTCGAGACTGAATACGAGTTGTGGATGATCATGTCAGGAATGGTGCAGCCTGAGCAGTTGGAAGGGGACCACCTGGAATGGGGCCACCTGGCCGAGGAATCCCTGGTGCGTTGGTGGCTGCATAAAAACCCAGGGTGGAAGGCAGGCAAAGACGAGGTTGCCTATACGGATACTGATCTCCCGTTCCCCAACCAGGCAACGCTTGACAGGCGCGCGGTTAGGGGGAGTAAGCGGCATATCATCGAGTGCAAAACCAGTGATTCGCGGTTGACCTGGGAGAACGGGTTACCCACCCACTACTACGTGCAAGCCATCGCCCAGATGGGCATCAGCGGTATCCACACCGCATCTGTGGTGGCGCAGCTCCATTCCACGGTCCCGCAAATCTACGAGGTCGAGTGGGACCCAGACTTGTGGAACACGATTGTGGAGCATGTAGCGAAGTTCGTGGAAACACTCGGCGAGGCCGAACCACCTGAGCCACCAAAGGAACTCCTGCACTACTGGGTAGATCAACCATCATTCGATGATGACGTGGAGCTCTCAGCGCTAGAAGGAGCCTCGCCAACTACTTATCGCATTGTGATGGGCGAGTACGAGGGTGCGAAGCAGCGCCTGGACGAGGAAAAGAAACGACTACAAGACCTCGCAGGTGGCCGAAGAGTGACCGTGGACGGGAAAGTATTCATGTCCATGAACAGCGGCAGGTTTGCCCAAAAGAACCTCCCGAAATCCTACCGGCACCTACTCGAACACCCCGACGTACAAACCCCCAAGTTCGATGCCAAGAAATTCAAAGAGAAATACCCAGACGTTTACGAAGCAGGCATCAGCGAACCGACCTACACCTTCAAAAACATCTGGAAATAAGGAGAAAACATGAGTAAGACACCTGAGATTGAGGTTCACGGGTTTGATTCTGCGCAGCAAGGACTGACCGACTTCCTGCAAGCGTGCATCGCCTGGTGGGACCACAACTACAAGGAGGCAGGTGTTGTTCCCCCAGACCTCGTGCTGATTGGTGTGTCAGGGGAGAACGCGAACATCAAAGCCAACACTTCATTCACGACCGGATACCTCGCGCGAATCGGTGAGTCACTGACCTACCGCGCACACGAGCATGAAAGGAACGTCACCAATGAGCAATAAATCAGAAGCCACCTGGCACCCGCTGAAAACACCTCAAGAAATATTGGACTGGGCGGAAAGCGAGAAAGAAAAACAAGGTTGGCACATGGATGATGCCGGTGCCCGTGAGGACTGGAAGCGCGGCTACTTCCACGCAGGCCAGGGCGATGCGCTTGAGCGATTAATCAAGTTCGCCACAGGGGAGCCGGTGGAACCAACCCGTGATTGCCGCGTGAACGACTTCATTACGGGAGAAGAAGATGGCTAACCACGAGTACAAGGCGCAGTTCTTTATCAAAGACTGGGAGGACATGGAGGACCCCACTCATGACTGCGTGATCTTCCACGACAATTACCAGGGCGCATACGACCAAATCAGCGACGAGGCCAACTGGGACGGCGACAAGTGGGTAGAGGGCATCCCCGATGGCTACCGAATCGTGCGCCGCACGGTAGGGGAATGGGAAGAAGCGTGACAATCCCGCTGTTCCCGGTTCATGACCCAGCGCTGGTGTGTGGGAAGTGCGGCACCTGGTCCCCGAACGGCTACGTGCACCACCTCAACCACGACACCATCTTCCCAGGCGATGAACTGTGTGGTTCACAGCGACTACGCCTGCGCCACATCACCTACGGGGTGAAGAACAGCCTGCCGGATGTTCCCGAGCGCATCGACCGCGCACGAGACCTACACATCCCAGACCACCTAATCCAACAAGCATCCTGCCCCACCGAACCGGTGGGGCATTACTCATAAGGAGACCAAACCATGACCAAAATTCAACAGACAAATAACCCCCAGGTTGAACAATCACGGTTCACACCCGATCAGCTCACCACGATTGAGCAAATGGGCTACAAACACATCCCAGAAAACCACTTGCGCGTTTTCTTTGCCCGAGCTCAATCAATGGGCCTCAACCCGAACAATCCGAGCCAGATCGCACTGATCGAACGAGGTGGCAAGAACGGTGCAACATACACCTTGCAGGTGGGCATCGCTGGACTCAGGAACGGTGCTCGCCGAATATCCGACGCAAAGGGAAGCACCTACTCGGAAAGTGACTGGAAATACCAAGGACTAGACAACCAGGGAAAGCCGACTGGGTGGACTGACTACTGGCCTAAATCCTGGGGACAACCAGAAGCCGCAAGGGTGACTGTCACCCGCGACGGGCAAGAGTTTTCCCACGTTGTCTACTGGGATGAATCAGTGCAAACATTCGGAAAGAGCGGTGACCCAACACCAATGTGGGCAGGAAAACCGTTATTCATGCTGGGTAAGAACGCAGCAGCAGGTGCATTCCGTAAGGCATTCCCGGACGAGATGTCCGATGTGTATCTGGATTCAGAGCGCTTTGATTCAGATGAACCCGTCAAGATGACAGCAAAGCGTACTGATCATAATGAGCGCGCGAATGCGGAGGTTAAGGCAGCAATCGCAAAGCAGAAGCAGGCGCAGCAAGAGGTGAAGGTAGATCCGTTGGATGGGTTTTTGGAGCGCATCGTCAATGGGCGTGACCGTGACGAGATTGGTCTAATCCTCATGGAGGTTGCCCAGCAGTACGAACCAGACCAGACGATCCCAGCGGCAGGTGAGGGCACACCTGAGATGGAGCGCGCCCGCGATGCAGCCAACTCCCGCATGAACGAACTGAAAGAGCAGGAGGCGTAAATGGCAGACACCATCACCCTGTACAACGTCAAAGTTGGGCGCGACGGGGTACAACTCAAAATGTCTGCATCCGGGAAAGACTACGCACAGTTCGTGGCCCTATGGTCCAGCTCGCGCAAAGACAGGGCAGGACAACGAGAATACGGGCCCACCAAGTACGTGACCGTGAACGTGTTCGGATTCGAGGCGCAAGACCTGGCCGCAAGCGTCACCGCCAATGACTACCTAGACATCACCGGGACGATTGAGCACTTCACCTGGCAGTCAGATAACGGGCCTCGTGACTCGTGGACAATCTTTGCGGACAGAGTGACTAGGCCGCTACCGCGAGCACAGCAACACCAGCAGCAACCAAACAACAACGCATGGGGCACCGCACCATCCACAGGTGGATTCGGGGCACAAGAAGATGTCCCATTCTGACCCTGGGTGCTGGGTGTGCCAGCACGATCCCAGGCAGTGTAACTGCCCCGAACACAACGACCTAAGCGCAAAAGTCTAGGTCGTTTTTTCTATGTGGCACTGGCCGCGAGGCGCACTGCCACACCATACGAAAAGGAACAACACCATGAAAAAACTCTTAGGCCGACTGCTCGGATACGAACAAGAAATCCACAAACTCAACCAGATTCACCAACTAGATCACCACCTACTCGAAATCATGAAAAGCGTCACCTCCGAACAGATAGACACCGCAAACGCGGTGTCAAAAATCCTGAAAGAAGCCCATGCCGAACTGAACTTCCATAGCCACAACGGGGTGAAGTCACCACAGTCGAAGGTTAAGCAAGCTGTGGACCTTCTCGGAGGTTGGGGGCCAATCTTCAAATGAGTAACGCCAACGATATTGCCCTCGCTGCTCAGGTAGCCATCGGTGGTCCAGACCGCTGGGGCGACCGTTGCCCCGCCTGGATCGAGTCAAAGAATCGCATGTGCGGGAGATTGCGCGCCCAGGGCTACTTGTGCAAGCTTCACAACACCGTGGCGACTCGCAGGCTAGAGCGGGCCACCGCAACAACCAAAGCTAAGCGGGAAGCAATCAAGCAGAAGCGTCAGGAACGGTACAACCGCCACATTGATAAATGGCGGGAACAGCTCAAAAGAGTCGATGCAGAACTTGAACGGCGCACCGGATCACCCAGCAATGATCGTGCCGCTTACGGGGGAAACGTTCACCCCTCGATTCGCAGAAAGCAGGAAGCCCAGTTCTCGGATTCCAACGTGAAACGAGTGGGAGAACTACTCGAACTGAAGCGGGGACTAGAACGTGAAATCGGGTGGGGAGAGCCAGAGCAGGCCGAACAGCAAGCATGACCAAACAACAACTAGACGTGGCCCACCAAGCGATGCGCAACTACCTGGGGGACAACGGAATCACCCACGTCACCACAGAGACAGTGGACGCGCTCATACAACTACTCAGAAACCTAGAACTGGAAGGAGGTAAAGAAGATGCCAAGGATCAGGTCGATTAAGCCTGAGTTTTGGGATTCACCATCTACCGCAAGAGCAGAATTAGCATCCAGGCTGACCTATATCGCGTTGTGGAATTGGGCCGATGATAGCGGGCATGGAACCGCAAATTTGAAGGAATTAGAAGCCTTTTGCTTCCCGAATGATGACGTTTCAAAGCTCCCAAAAATGGGCAGTGGCGGACCTTCCGGCGACAGTCGCGGAAATTCCGCGCATACCGCCGGAACTTTCCGGAACTTTGCGGAAGTGTTGCGGAACACTGCGGAAGCCTACGGAATCACCTTCTACGAGGTTCACGGACGTTATTACTACGCCCTCGACAATTTTCGCTCACACCAGTCGAAAGACTTCCGCGAAACGTCTAAGTATCCCAAGGAAGATCAGGGGAAAATAGTTACCCTGACCATTGATAACGGGTTTGTTCCAATTATGGACAACCAACCAGTCGCGGAAATTCCGCGCATGGGTGCGGAAACTCCGGCACAGGTCGCGGAAATTCCTCTACTGGAACAGGGGAATAGGGGAACAGAGGAACAGGGGAGGGGGGAGACGTATCCAGTAGTCGTACAGGAGGAAGAAACCTCTAAACAACGCAACGACCCCACCCCTGAATCCTCCAACGATTCCGGCCCTGGCGCTGACGCGCGGGCCCAACCCGAATGGGTGCGAGGAACCCCCGACGATCCCCGCTGCCCAGACCACGACGGACTCAAACCCGAAGCAGTACCCAACTGCCGCCGATGCGCACGAGCACGCGAATGGTTCCACGACAACGCACAAGCAGACCAGGCCGCGAAAGCCACCGCACGAAAACAAGCCATCGCCAACTGCAACCAATGCGACGAACGAGGCATGCGAACCACCAAAGACAACCACGGCAACACCATCGCCACCCGCTGCAACCACCAAGAGAACTACTTCTAATGATCACCAACTACTACCGCGCTGCCTGGGTGAACCACGGCACCACCTGGTATCGCGCGCCAACGACCAACCGAGCACATGCAGAAGCGACCGCCAGAAACAACCACGGCAGCGTCGAACACACCAACAGCTACCCACTCAGCGAATGGGAATCAGTAAACGATCCATAACCACGGCAACACGCCGACCAGAATCGCCACAGACCGAAGTTCACCCCAAAAACAACCAAACACCCACAACCAACAACCCAACCGCCCAAAACGGCACAGAAAGGAACCCCATGGACAACGAAGCAGGCATCTACGAAATCACAGGAACCATCCGCATCCCCATCACCACAACCGCCTGGCTCAACAACCCCAACAACCAACAAGAAATCAACCAAGCCATCAACGACGCAGGCGAACCAGCCGACGACTTCCACCTCGAATCCCTCGACTACCTCCCCGCCGACACAAAACTAGCCATCCAAGAGCACATCACAGAAAAACAACTCGACTACCAACTAGACGAGGCAATGGGCCTATGAACCGCGAACTCGAACTACTAGGAGCCATCCACACCATCGAGCAATACATCTGCGACCGCATCGCCCAAGGCGACACCAACACCGACGACCTCATAACCCTCGTAGATGCACGCACAAAATGGACAACCCAACTCAACGAACTACAGGAAACAACCAATGCCACGCAGCAGATCAAGCGCTAAAAAAGCAGGGGCCACCTTCGAGCGACAAATAGCCGACTACCTCCGCGACGAACTCAACCAGCCCATCGACCGACTAGTGAAAACCGGGGCGAAAGACCGCGGAGACATTGGGCCACTAAGGGACTCCAAGAACCGCCTGATTGCCGTCGAGTGCAAAAACACCTCGAAGATGGCACTCCCACAATGGGTACGCGAAGCCCAGGCCGAAGCCGACAACTACGGCGCTCACCTCGGAATCATCATCCACAAGCGCCACGGCAGCGCAGACCCAGCCCAACAATGGGTCACCCTCACACTCCAAGACCTCGTAAAACTACTCCGATAAGGCAACCACAATGAACAACGACGTAGAACAACTCTTCCGTATCCGCTACGCAAGGACGTTCCGCAAAGACGAAGATGCCTTCACAGCACCAATTGACGAACTGGCAGAACGAGCAAAGAAACACTTCTCCGAGATGGAACAGCTACACCAACAAATACAAAAACTCAATGAGATGACTCGCTCAACAACAGGTAGACCATTAAACTAAACAGGCAAAGAGAAATCCCCTCCGATGCCACATGAAAACACCGAAGGGGAAACAAGAAGCAGACCGAGAACTGCCAGCACACACTATACACCCCACACCACGGAGAACAATGTGCCACGCTGCGCCAGACTCGGATGCCCCAACCCACAATCCCACCCAGACCAATTAGGGCTAGGATTCTGCGACACCCACAACCACCAATTCAAAAACGGCACCCTCGGACAAGGCCACAACCCCCGCTCCAAAGAAACCCCCATCACCATCGCCCGCGAACTAATCGACAAAACACGACACCCAGGCGAAAAAGACCGAGCCCTAGCCCGCCGACTAGGCATCCCAAAAGACACCATCCACCACGTCATGAAAGAAACCTGGCCAGTACTCAGATCCGCAACATGGGAAGCCCTCGCCGAAGCATGCGCAGACCAACTGTATTTGGACGAACAGCGCCGACCCAAGCAACTGTCGCTATTCGACATACCAGCAGCCTAAGAGGGAGAAGATGCGATTATGGCTGATTTAAACCCAGGCGACGGCAACGCATGGAGGTTGAAAGAGTACTGGACTCGTGGACCAGGACTAGCCCGATGGGCCAACAACGCACACCCCTGGACAACACTCGTTGCCCTCCTAACAAAGCACGTAGGCCCGGCGCGAGCAAAAGGACTCGCCTCCAACTACTTCAAAGCAGTATTCGGAATATGGCCAGGCGAAAGGAAGGGAACCAACCCAGTGGGGCCAGGATAATGGCGGAACCAACCAAAAGAGAACATAAGCGCCGCTGGTGGAACCGAGTAGCCCGCGAACGCAAACGACTAGAACGGGACCCTTCTCTCGCAGTCTGTTGGCTTTGCGGTGGCGACATCGAGATGGAATTGCCATACACACACCCGCGTGCCTTCACCCTTGATCACGTCGTACCACTCGCAGCAGGTGGCGACATGTACGGAGAAACCAGGCCAGCGCACCGAGAATGCAACAGCTCACGAGGCGACGGGCGCAGGAAGAAAGATCAGAAACCCACACTCCTAGAGTGGTAAAACTAAGAACAGGAGACCCCCTTACTGAAAAGGTAAGGGGCATTTTTCATGCCAAAAACCATCAACCACGGAACGCGCCAAGGATATGACAAACACATCCGAGAAAAAACCCCAACTTGCCAGCCGTGCAAGGATGCGCAAGCGGCGTACATGCGCGAGAAGAGGAAGAACAACCCCGAGCAAAACAAGAAGCAACGCGAGCGCGAGCGCACCAGGAACAACGAGCGTTACCAGGAATACAAAGCAAACCCGGAACAACACGAACGCCTAAAACGTAATTGGCAGAAGAAGAACCGCACGAGGGAAGTGAAACCAGAATGGGAAGAACGCAACCGCCAACGAGAAGAAGAGCGCAAACGAGAGCATAAAGCATGGCTGAAAACACCCGAAGGCCAAGCATGGCGCAAGCAACGGGACCAGGAGAACAAAACCCGGCGCGAACAACAACTAGCCACCCGCAGAAAAGAAAGGGAGGCGTGGCTACAAACACCAGAGGGAATTGCCCATGAACAGGCCCACCTCGAAAGAGAGCGATCCCGATGGCGTAAGAAAGCCATGCTTCGTTACGAACGTTCTAAGGTTCTTGGATCGCCTGAATACGGACGTGCGCTGTACCAGCGCGCCAAGCGGCGCATCGTTGAACGTGGTCAACGGTCTGCCGGTCGTGCTGCTACTGGATGGGAGTTAAAGCAACGACTGATCTACTTCAAGCATTCGTGTTGGATATGTAGTTGCCATGTCGATGAAGGTTCGTTGACTTGGGATCATGTGAAGCCAATCAGTCGAGGAGGAAGTTTGCTTGCTTCCAATCTTCGACCAGCTTGTGCTGAATGCAATTCATTCAAGCGTGATGTTTGGCCACTAACAAAAGAGTTTCTCGAAGAAATAAGAAAACATAAAAACAATTTGATTGAAGAAGAGAAGGTGAGCTAGGTAGCCTGCGCAATCCTATTAGTTGGCATGGCCAATGATTGCGTAGCCCCCAGGGGTGGCGGGGGACTCGGTCGACCGATTCTCCGGGGGACCTCCCGGTATAGCCACGTTCACGCACGACCGGATTTCCGCTAAGCGGTTTACCAACCGGGAAATGTTTTACAGTCGCCTGTAATCACTCGTTTTGCTGCGAAAATAGGCCATGTCGCGCATTGGTTTACATGTGGGTGGTTGGTGTGATGATGCCCTTCATGGCAATGAAGAAGCTTCCTCGTGATCGTCAGAAGTGCGGCACTATGTCTGGTTATCGTCAGCATGTGCGCCATGGTGAGCGTGCTTGTGAGGCTTGTAACGATGCGAATCGTGAGTACATGCGCGAGTATCGGGAGCGTAAGGCTTCGGGGGAAAAGACTCGTGTGTCTCGGGGGGAGCGGGCGAAGGCTGACGAGGCGCGTGGTGCTCGTGTTGAGGCGAAGCAGGAGGAGTACAAGGGGGATTCTGCTTATCCTGCGTATTTGCGTTCTCGTGGGAAGCGGTTGTGGGATGAATTGACTTCGCAGTTTGAGCTGACTCCTCAGTTGCGGGAGTTGGTGACTGAGGCTTGTCGTTTAGCTGATCGTTTAGAGCGGATGGCTGCTGCGTTGTCTGCGAACTCGACGTTGTGGTTTGAGCTTGGGGAGCCTGAGGAGTCCAAGGATGGTGATGTTCAGGTCCAGGTCGTGGTGAACAACATGTTGTCGGAGGCTAGGCAGACTCAGGCTGCGTTGGCAACGTTGTTGAACAAGATTGGTGTGATTGAGAAGGCTACGGCGCGTTCTGGTGGGGAGTCTGTGATGGATCAGTTGGCTCGTAAGCGTGAGGAGCGTTTGGAGGCTGCGCGTAAGCAGGCTGGTGAAGCCTAGTGGCGGTTCAGGTTGATAACCGGTACCAGGTGCCGGATTCGCAGTTTGAGGTCCAATCGGAGTTTGTGGGTGAGCAGGTTCCACCCATCATGCATGTTCCTGAGTGGGAGTGGACCGCTGGTGATGATGTCATCGACTTGGCGGAAGCAATTGGGGAGAACCCGATTCCGTGGCAGAAGCTTGTTACTCGTAATGCTTGCTCCGAGAATCCGTTGACGGGGAAGTGGAATAACTTTCAGGTTGGCCTGGTGGTTCCTCGCCAGAATGGTAAGAACTTCATTACTCGGATTGTCGAGTTGGCGCATCTGTTTGTGTTTGGCACCGAGAAGATTGTGCATACTGCGCACTTGTTTAAGACGGCGCACAACGAGTACTTGGAATTGAAGAAGATCATTGAGCGGGTGCCTGAGTTGATGGATCAGGTGCGTTCGATGCCTGATTCTAAGGAAACGGCAATCATTTTGAAGGATGGGCGCAGGATTGATTTCTTGGCTCGTGCTAATGCTTCTGGTCGTGGTTTGCAGGGTGATTTGGTGATCTTGGACGAGGCTTTTGCTTTGTCTGAGACGCTTGTGGCGGATCTTCTTCCTGTGTTGTCTGCGCGACCGAATGCGCAGGTTTGGTATACCTCTTCGACTGGTTTTGATTACTCGACGGTGTTGAAGAATGTGCGGGACCAGGCGATGCAGGGTGATAAGAAGCATTTGGCTTATTTCGAGTGGTCTGCTGATTTGAAGCAGGTGTCGTGGGATTCGGTGGAGGCTGTTCAGGCTTCTAATCCGTCGTTGGGCTATACGCAGTCGTGGGATTGGATCAATGAAGTTGAGCTTGGGGTGATGCCTGAGGAGGCTTATCAGCGTGAGCGTTTGGGTGTGTGGGCTGATAATTCTTCGGATGCTGCGATTGGGGTTGATCGTTGGGCTCGTGGTTTGGCTACGCCTGAGGCTTTGGTGGGGGCGAAGGTTGTGAAGCGTTCGTTGGCGTTGGAGGTGACTCCTGATCGTGATATGGCGTTTTTGGCTGGTGTGGCTTTGTTGAAGGATGGCAGGGTTGTTGGTGACATTGTTGCGGCGCGCGATGGTGTTGCGTGGATTCAGGATGAGGCTAAGCGTGTGGCGAAGAAGCATAAGCCTGTGGCTGGGATTGTTGTGGATGCGTTTTCTGGTGCAGCGTCGGTGGCGATGCAATTGGCGAATGCTGGGATCGAGGTGTCGTTGGCTTCTACGAAGGATTTGACGAGGGCGACTGAGGAGTTGTTCGACCGGTTGGTGTTTGAGGATGAAGGTGTGTCTGACCCTCAGTTTTTGCATTCGTCGCATCCGTTGCTTGATGATGCTGCGCATACTGCTCGCCGTCGTTTGGTGGGGACGTCGCAGTCTGCGTGGACGTGGAAGCAGTTTGGGGAGGTTCGTGTGGAGCCTTTGCGGGCGATGACTTTGGCGTTGGCTGGGTTGTCGATGGAACCGGTTGGGAAGCAGAAGAAGAGGAAGGGGCGTGTCGCATAGCGATTCTGTCTTTAACCGTTTAGTCCCGTTCCACGTTGCGTGACAATTACCAGCATGAATCCAAGCGAAATTAAAGAACTATTTGACCGGTTAAAGGCAAAACTAGACCGCCAGGGCCGTGACTGTGATGCGGTGGATTCGTGGACCAAGCCCGAACTTGATGTTGGTTTCCAGTTGCCGCGTAAGGCGACTATGGAGCACAGGCAGTTGGCTAAATTATCCCGTACCCCGTGGCTGAAACTCGTCGTGGACAACGTTGTGCAAGCGATGTACGTCGATTCGATTACCGGTAGCGATGGCCCATCTAAGGATGCGTGGCGGTTGTGGATGCGGAACGGTTTGCAGTCGCGCCAGGTGGCTAATCACCGTTCGATGGTGTCGTATGGGCATTCGTATGGTGTGGTGTCTGCTGCGGATCGTGGTGAGACTCGCCTGCGTTTCCTTTCACCGCGGCGTATGGCTGTGGAGTTCGCGGACCTTGAGGACCCGTACCCTTCTGCTGCGCTGGAGGTGGTTAAGACTCAGGGGAAGAAGCAGTATTTCATTCTGCGTGTGCCAGGCTTGGAGTACCGACTATCAAAGGTGGAACAGGATGGCGATACGGAGATGGAAGGCTTGGCTGTAGGTGAGCCTTTCCAGACTGGCCTGGCTTATGTTCCCGTGGTTCAGTTCGCCAATCAGCGTGACCTGGATGGCAACGTTTCCGGTGAGGTGCTTCCGTTGATTCCTGCGGCGAAGCGGATCAACAAGACCTCGTATGACCGACTGCTGGCCCAGCACTACAACTCGTGGAAGGTCAAAACTGTAACGGGACTCGATATGCCTGAGGAACTTGACGAGGATGGTGATCCTACCGGCGAGTTGGACCGTGAGGCTACGGAACGGTTGAAGATGAAGCTGGGCCAGGATGACATTCTGGTGGGTGAATCGCCGGATACTAAGTTTGGGACTCTCGATGCGACTGCGCTAGATCCGTTTGTTAATTCTTGGCGTTCGGATATTGAGGGGTTGCGTCCAATAGTGTGGTGTACAGCTACCGCCTGGTGA